GTTGCGTAAAAATAAAAAATAAAAAATTGTTTGCGGGAGGTGCCCGTGACAGCCACGCGCCCGCCGGCCCCCACCCCCCCCTCCAGCATTCCTGGCCACAGCCTGCGGCTACATGTCGCAGCAATCTGGCGGGGTCATTTCCCCGGCTGGGCGGTTTGGGCGCCGACAATCCAACCGCCTGGCGCGCAGCTTGCGCGCACCATTTTGCTGTTAGGCGGTTTGGGCAAAGCGAGAGAGAGAGGGCCAACATGAACGGCTTTGCGTGACAATGTGACAATTTGGGCCGTCTTGGGCGGTTTTTGGGCGGAATTGTCACTTTGGCACGACAATTCCAGTTCACCTGAGAACGCGAGGGGGCGCAGCTCACCACGCGCCAGCGTTACTGTGTTAGCTATATACTACACATATTTATTTTTGATAAGCAATCTAACACTACCTAAATGACAATTGGCTGATTATCCCAGCGATTCAGGCGCTTATCGTTGCCATTGCCACCTTCAAACCAGCCTAACATCTGACAATCGTGACAATCCATGCTAACATTACAAATGCGTAAGGATGCAAACAAATGTGTTGCAGGGTGCGCTGGCGTTGATATGATGGGCGCATCAACACGAAACGAAAGGAAACGCAAATGACTGCCCACTGCTTCGCTATCGGCGATTTCGTCACCATCCCCGCCACCAATGACGCCGGGCGCGTGATCGCCCGTGACGGCGACTGCTACGCCGTCGAAACGGACGCGCGTGATGAGGTGCTGTGGTTTGGCGCCGACGAACTCGAGACGGAGGCCTAAGCCATGACCAAAGACGCCCTTGCCATGCTGGCGCTGTTCGCCTGCCTTGCCTGCCTAGCTCTCATCTGACAGCCGATACAATCCAATCCACTAAAATAAGGTACAATCCAATGACAACGCATTACATCCAATTCACCCGCACAAGCCGCAACGCCAAGACAGGGCCAATCCCCGTCACCACTACTAGTGAGGAATCCTGCCCGCATGCATGCCCGCTTAAGGGCAATGGCTGTTATGCCGAAGGCGGGCCGCTTGCCATCCTCTGGCGCAAGGTGACAGAGCGCAAGGCTGGCTTGGCATGGGAAGCGGCTATGGCCGAGATTGCCAAGCTGCCCAAGGGGACTCTCTGGCGCCACAATCAGGCCGGGGATCTGCCGGGCATGGGTGACGCGATCGATCGCGAGGCCATGGGCGCCCTTGTGCGCGCCAACCGCGGCAAGCGCGGCTATACCTACACCCACAAGCCGATGAACGCTGACAACGCCTCTGCCGTCGTTGACGCTATCGGGCAGGGCTTTGCTGTCAATCTGTCGGCTAATGACTTGGCGCATGCCGATGAACTGGCCGCGCTCAATATCGCACCCGTCGTCGTCGTGCTGCCAGCCGATGCAACGCGCGCCACTGTGACGCCAGGCGGACGCAAGATTGCCATATGCCCGGCCACTATCAGCGACAACGTCACATGCGCCACATGTGGCCTATGCGCCCTGACAGGCCGCAAGGCTATCATCGGCTTTCCGGCGCATGGCGCCAGCAAGCGCAAGGCAACAGCCGTCGCAATGGCGGCATGAAGGGGAGGGGGAGACAATGAACAAGGCTTGCCTTAAGATCATCGCCGATCAATTGGCCGCTGAAACAATGGCCAGAGCCGCGCTTATCAGGGCGCAGCACAAGATGCGAGGCCGGCGCCTTAGCTACGTGGACTCGCTGAATGCCGCGCTTGACGCCATGATGAACGATAACGCAACAGAGGGAAGGTAAACCATGAGCCAGACAGCCGAACAGATCGCCGCCCAGGCCATCGCCACGCATGGCGCCGCGGAGGCCGCGCGCATCTACCGTGAAACGGAAGCCGCTTATTACAGTGAAGCGCAATGGTGCGACAGCGCCAGCGATGAACGCCGCAAGCTGCAGCTTGCAGAGAGCTATGGGCGCATTGCAGACATTATTGAACAACTCACAGGAAAGGCTTGAGCCATGAAACTGAACGACAGAAACTATCTCCGCACCCTGCCCACCTTGGCGCTGTTAGACGCTGCAAAGCACGATAGCGAACTAGCTCTGGTGCTGGCCGAACGGTTGACCGAGGCCCAGGCCGACATTGCCAAGCTGTGGCGCCAATGGGACGCCAAGCTGGCTAGTCAGTATGATGACTGAGCATGGCCGGGCTTTGCATCGCGCTGGCGCTCTTGGCGCTGGCCCTACTAATCGAGGATGACAAATGAACAGCACATCACCGCGCCTAGAGCGCGATATCTTGCAGGACGCCGCTGCGGCCATTGCAGAGCATGACAGGCTGCACAACGCCACCCGCGCCCTTGACGAACGCATCACGGCCCTGTGCCGCGAGTATGGCGACTGCACCCGGCGCTGGGGCTATGCCCCGCACCATCTGCGCCGCGCTGTAGAGGCGCGGGGGCTGTTGGCATGACGCGCCGTGCGATCATCCATAATCGCGTGTTCTGGTGGCTGTACGAGGATGGGCGCAGGGAGCGCATATACGCCAACGAGCGCATACGCGCCCACCTGTCGCAAGTGGCCTCTGTTGACGCGCGCATGGCCAAGGAAACAGCGCCCAAGGGCCGGACGAACAATCCGCCCAGGCCGCCAGGCACCGCGCCCACGCTGCCCGCTGCCGATCGTGACATCAGCGACAAGACACTAACCGAACTGGCGCACGACTATGGTTGGGGGAGCGTGTACCGATTCAGCGAGTCGTTGCGGAAGCATCGCCGGCCTGTCTATGAACAAGCGCGCGCTAACGGCAACGCCAGGTCAGCCGCCAATCTGATGACGCCGGTTGCACCCAAAAGTTTGACGTGCCATACAACCCACCCAAACAAAGGACAGTGAACGATGCAACACAGTAGGATCGTCGGCGGATCAACCGCCAAGCGCGTCATCGCCTGCCCAGGCAGCGTGGCGCTGGTGGACAAGATGCCACCGCAGCCAAGCAGCAGTTACGCCAATGAGGGGACGCTGCTGCACGACACTATTGCGGACGTGCTGGACAAGAACAAGCCGCCAGAGTTCTATCTGGGGCGCACCCATGAGGGCATTACGCTGGATGAAGACCTGATCGAGCGCAAGCTGCGCCCGGCGCTGGCCGCGCTGGATGAGATCGACCCCGAAGGGAGGATGGAATATGCTGTCGAAAGCCGGGTGGGTTTTGGGGATTATCTGCCTGACGTTTTTGGTAGTACTGATTTTCTGGGCCGCATTGGTTGGCGCGCTGTTGTGCTGGATTGGAAATTCGGTGACGGCATCCCTGTGGCGGCAGAAGAAAACGCCCAACTGATGTTCTATGCCGCCGCCGCCATGCGGACGGACGCCACGAAGTGGGTGTTCGAGGGCGTGGAGGAGGTCGAACTGATCATCGTGCAGCCGCCCAGCGTCAAGCGGTGGGTAACCACGGTGGAGCGCATCAAGGCGTTCGAGGGTGACCTGAAGGCCGCCGTCACTCGCGCGCTCAAGCCTGACGCCCCGCTGAAAGCGGGCGACCACTGCAAGTGGTGCGCTGCAAAGCCTGTCTGCCCTGTCATGACCGGCGCCGTGGATCGCCTGCTGGCGACCAAGCTGGACGCGCTGCCGGTGGATCAGATCGCGCACTATCTGGATCAGGTGCCGCTGGTGGAGGAGTTCATTTCTGGCCTGCGGGCACTGGCGGAACAGATGCTGACTGAGGGTAATCCGGTGGGCGACTGGAAGCTGGTGCCGAAGCGGGCGACCCGTCAGTGGGCCGACGAGGACAAGGCTGTGGCGTTCCTGACAAGCGCAGGCGTTGAAGCCTGGGGCGAACCGAAGGCGATCACGCCAGCGGTGGCCGACAAGGCGCTGAAGAAGATGAAGATCGAATTGCCGGCTGACTTGGTGGTCGCCGTCTCCACGGGTAACACTCTGGCACCGGGGAATGACCCCCGGCCCGCGGTGTTGCAAATCGGCCATACGCTCAAGAAGGCAATGGCCAAAATCCAGTAAGGGAACACGATAATGTCGAATGAACTCTCCAAGTTTGGCGGCTCTAATCTGCCGTCTGTTAAGTCTCTGGCTTCTGCGCTGCGCTCCATCGAATCGTCGGCTGGTGCTGGCGGTATGGCCATCCTCAAGATGGACAAGACCGGCCACTGGGTGTTCGGTGCCGATCAGACCGAGGTCGAGGATGACAGCCTGTGGGCCGTCAATCCGTTCTCGTTCGTCCACGGCTTTATTGCTTGGGGCGATGGCGAAGTGCTGGCCGAGAAGATGGTCAGCGTGTCTGAGCCGCTGCCGGAACTTGACCCCGCACCGCCATCCGCCAAGCGCGGCTGGGAAATGCAGATCGGCATGACGCTGGCCTGCACGAACGGCGAGGACGAAGGCCTGCAAGTCCGCTACAGCGTGACCAGCGTCGGCGGCAAGCGCGCCGTGCAGGGTCTGGCCGTGGCCATCGCTGAACAGGTGGACAAGGATCAGGACAAGCCCGTGCCGGTGGTGCGCCTCAAGAAGGAACACTACCAGCACAAGAGCTATGGCCGCATCTTCACGCCGGTGTTTGACATCGTGAAGTGGTCTGGCATGGACGCAGCCCCGGCGGAGGAAGACGCCGAGGAAGCGGAAGCCCCGGCTGAAGACGCACCGCGCCGCCGGCGCCGCGTGTAAACTGGGCAGCGAACGCCGGGGCGGGTTGGGCCGCCCCGGCTAGTAGCGGATGAAGTGAGGCATCCATGACCATCCTATGGCTCGATTTCGAGACGCGCAGCCGCTGTGACTTGCCGGCCAAGGGCGTCTACAACTACGCGCAGGACGCCAGCACCGACGTGCTGTGTATGTCCTACGCCTTCGACGATGACGACGTGCGGACGTGGACGCCTGACCAGCCGTTCCCGGCTGACGTGCGCCAGCACACCGGCCAGATACGGGCGCACAACGCCGCGTTCGAGCGTCTGGTGTGCTGGTACGTCCTACAGATCAACTACGCGCTGGAGCAGTTCTACTGCACCGCAGCACAAGCCCGCGCCAACTGCGCGCCGGGCAGCCTGGAGGACGTAGGCCGGTTCGCTGGCGCGTCCATGAAGAAAGACCACCGCGGCGCGCAACTGATCCGGCTGCTGTCGATCCCGCAGGCGGATGGCACCTTCCGCGACGACCCCGGCCTGATGGCTGAGATGGTTGCCTACTGCGAACAGGACGTGCGCGCCATGCGGGCCATCGCCCAGGCGCAGCGCGCGCTGTCCGCTGATGAGTTGCGCGACTACCACGTCAACGAGCGCATCAACGACCGCGGCGTGCTGCTGGATCGCCCGCTGGCGCTGGCCGCCGTGCAGTACGCCGACGCCGAGTCTGCCGACATCCAGCAGACGGTCGAGGAGGCCACCGGCGGCGAGATCACGTCCGTCCGCAGCCCCAAGATGCGGGCGTGGGTGCTGGATCGCGTCGGGCCGCAGGCGCTCAAACTGGCGACGGTTTACAAGGACGGCGAACCCAAGCTATCAATCGACAAGAACGTCCGCTTCAATCTGTTGGCTCTGGCAGAGGAAAACCCTGATGAAGTACCGCCCGTCGTCGCTGAAGTTATCCAATGTGCAGACGACCTTTGGGCGTCGTCAGTTGCAAAGTTTGCGCGCGCGGCTGCGCTCTCAGACGATGAGGATCAACGAGTTAGAGGAGCGTTCGTATTCGCTGGAGGTAGTGCTACAGGCCGCGCTTCATCATTTGGACTGCAAGTTCATAATTTCCCACGACGATGCGCCGACGACCCTGCACTAGCACGGCAGGCAATGGTGCGCGGTCACAAGATCGTGCCGCAGTTCGGACGCCGGATCACGGACGTGCTGAAGGGGATGCTGCGCCCGGCGCTGATGGCGCCCGAAGGCAAGCGGCTGGTGGTGGCCGATTGGGCCGCCATTGAGGCGCGGGTGACGCCGTGGGCGTCGAACACCAACAGCGGCGCAGAGAAGCTGGGCATTTTCGCGCGCGGCGAGGACGTGTACAAGCACAACGCCGCGGCGACATTCCACGTCCGCTATGATGACGTGGACAAGGATCAGCGCCAGATCGGCAAGGTGCAGGAACTGGCCTGCGGTTTCGCCGGCGGCGTGGGCGCCTTCGCCAGCATGGGCCGCATTTACAACGTCATCCTGACCGAGAGCGACAGCCGCAAGATGGTGGATGGCTGGCGCCGGGCGAACCCGTGGTCGGTCAACTACTGGACGGGGCTGGAGCGGGCGTACACCGGCGCCATGCGCCACCCAGGCAAAGAGATCGCTGCGGGCCGCGTGACATATTTGTACGACAAGCAGCATCTTTGGTATGCCCTGCCGTCAGGCCGTGTGCTATGCTACCCGTTCGCTCGCTTTGATGAGGAAGGCAACATCACCTACGCCAAGGCGGCGTGGAAGCCCGCCGCTGACGCAAAGGAATGGCCCCGCGCCCGCCTGTGGCGCGGTCTGGCCTGCGAAAACATCACACAGGCCATCGCCAACGATCTGCTGCGACACGCGCTGCGGCGGTTGGAGGAAGAAGGATTCGACGTAGTGCTGCACGTCCACGACGAAATCGTGCTGGAGACCGACGCCAGCACCGCCGAGGACGCCGCCGCCGCGCTGGTCAAGATCATGTGTACACCGCCGCTCTGGGCCGCCGGCCTGCCGCTGAACGCGGAAGTGGCTATCATGCAACGATACGGAAAATAGGAGTACTGCGATGAGTGAGGATCGCATCAAGTTTATCGAATACGTCACCAAGCTGGCGTTCGAGACGGGCGAGACGGCGCTGTTGCTGAAGCAGAAGCCGACGCTGGTCGGCGGCGAGATGGTCTACCACGGCGATGGGGCGCCGAAGGCCACCTTCCCGTCGTTCCTGCCGGCCAAGGCCAACATCAAGCCGGGCGATGCGTGGTACGTCAACACCGGGTCGTTCATCGTTGACCGCTTCGTGGACGGCAAGCCATCTGCCAAGTCAGAGAACGTCGAGTATGTCCTGTTCATGATGCTGGACGACATCGGCACCAAGTCCAAGGAGCCGCCGCTGGCCCCGACGTGGATCATGGAAACGTCCGAAGGGTCGTTCCAGTGGGGCTACGCCTTCAGCGAACAGCCGTCCAAGGCAGACTTTACCGCGGCCATCACCGCCATCGCCGACGCGGGCTACACCGACCCAGGCGCGACCAACGCCGTCCGCAACTGCCGCATCCCCGGCAGCGTCAACCTGAAGCGGGGCAGGGGCAACTTTGAGGCGCGGTTGGTCGAGTTCCACCCCGACCGCGAGTACACGCTGGACGAAGTGTGCGCGGCGCTGGGCGTCGTGCCGCCCGAATCGGACACCGCAGAGATCAAGAGCATCAAGATACGCGACACCGGCCAAGACAACGTGCTGGCGTGGCTGTCGGACAACAGCATGGTGCTGTCGCGGGTCAACAACGAGGGCTGGTGCGGCGTGGTCTGCCCTAACCATGCCGCGCATTCGGACGGCAGCATCGAGGGCCGCTACAAGCCGCTGGATCGCTCCTACTGCTGCTATCACGGCCACTGCCAAGACCTGACCAGCACGACGTTCCTGAAATGGGTGTCGGACAACGGCGGCCCGACCGTGACGCCAGGGCTGCGGGACGAACTGATCGCCGAACGGATGCGGCTGATGGCCGAGAAAATCTCGCCAACCGAAGCCTTTCCGGATCAGGCCGCCATCACCGTCAAGGAGGTCGAGCGCAAGGAAGCCGGGCGGCTGTTGAAGACCGAGTGGTTCGACCGCTTCGCCTACGTGCAGTCTGACGACAGCTACTTCGACATGGTGACGCGCCAAGAAGTGCCGCGCAACGTGTTCAACGCGCTGTTCCGCCACGTTGATTGCCGGTCGATCCACAACAACAAGCGGCAAGTTGCCGCGTCGGTCTACTACGACGAGCGCCGGCAGGAGTTTGGCGCGAAGGCGCTGACCGGCATCACCTACGCCGCGGGCGAGGACGTGCTGGTGGCGCGCGATGGGCTGGTCTACGGCAACCGCTGGGTTAACGCCCGCCCCGACATGAGCGCCACGGCATCAGTCAGTGACGTACAGATCGCGCCGTGGCTGGATCACTGCCGCAGTCTGATCGAAGAAACATCCGAACTTGAGCATATCTTGGATGTGATGGCGTACAAGGTTCAGCACCCGAACGTGAAGATCAATCACGCGGTGCTGCACGGCGGCGACGAAGGCAGCGGCAAGGACACCATGTGGGCGCCGTTCCTGTGGGCCATCGGCGGCAAGCACCAGCACAACCGTTCGATCATTGAGACGGGCGAGATCAACAGCCAGTGGGGGTACAACCTGGAGGCTGAAGTCCTGATCCTGAACGAACTGCGCGAACCGGAGGCGAAGGAGCGCCGGGCGCTGGCCAACAAGCTTAAGCCGATCATTGCCGCGCCGCCAGAGACGCTGCTGATCAACCGCAAAGGCTTGCACCCCTACGAGATGCTGAACCGGGTTCAGGTGGTGGCGTTCACGAACGATCCGCTGCCGATCACCCTGCCGACGCAAGACCGCCGCTGGTTCTGCGTGTGGTCACGCGCACCGCGGATGCACCCCGACGAAGCGGCGGTGCTGTGGGATTGGTACAAGGCCGGCGGCTATGAGAAGATCGGGGCTTGGCTGCACTTGCGGGACGTGTCGGCGTTCAATCCTGCCGCCGCGCCGCCGGTGACCGAGTGGAAGCTGAATATGGTCGAGCAGGGCATGAGTGTAGCCGAGAGCTACCTGGTTGACATGATGCGCCTGCGCGTCGGGCCGTTTGCGTCGGGCGTTGTCGGCGGGCCGTTCCACAAGCTGTGTGATCTTTTGGTCACAGAAGGTAAGGTTCCGGCGGGCGTCAAAGTGCCACAGGCTGCACTGCTGCACGCCTTCAAGGAAGCCGGTTGGACGGACTGCGGGCGTCTGGGGTCGGCTGACTTCCACACCAAGCGGCATATCTTCGCAGCACCGGAGATTGCCAGAGTTCATACCAAATCCGACCTTCGCCGGATGGTGGAAAACATTGATACCACCGGGGCTAAGGTGGTAGGGATTCATCAACAGCGCACCCCAAACCAGCGCGGTTGATGATGGAAACCCCCGGTGCGCCTCACTGCGCCGGGGGTTTCTTTTTGCTTGGCCCTTGCAACAGAATGTTTGCACCCATAGGATAGCGCCATGACCGAGAAAGAGATCGAAGCCTACTTCGTGAAGCGCGTGAAGGCGCTGGGCGGGTACAGCTACAAGTTCCGCAGCGTGACGCAGCGGGGCGTGGCTGACCGCATCGCCTGCTTGCCGAACGGCCAGACGTGGTTCGTGGAAATGAAGAAGCCCGGCGGGCGGTTGTCGCCGCTGCAAGAGGTATTTGCAGAACAGATGGAGACAGCGCGCCAGCACTACGCCGTGCTGTGGTCGAAGGAAGGTGTGGATTCATGGGCCAATCGCTTCGCTTAAGACCATACCAGGACGACGCCGCCGACTTCCTGTACGAGCGCGACCGGGCGATGATTCTGGCGCCGGTGGGCGCCGGCAAGACCGCGATAACGCTGACAGCCATGCAGGCGATGCTGAACGACGGCTTGGTCAAGCGGTGGCTGGTGGTTGCCCCCAAGCGCGTCTGCACGGACGTGTGGCCGGTCGAAGCCCCGAAGTGGTCAAACATCACACCGGCGCTGGCGGTCGGCACCCCGGCGCAGCGTAAAGCGGCGTTGGCCAGCGCCGCGCCTGTGGTCGTCATCAACTACGACAACCTTGATAAGCTAGAAGATTTGTCAGGTTTTGACGGCGTTGTGTTTGACGAACTGACACGGCTGAAGAACCCCAGCGGAAAGCGGTTCAAAGCACTGGAGAAACTTATGTCTACGATGGCGATACGGTGGGGATTGACAGGCTCGTTCACGTCAAACGGCCTTGAGGATGTGTTCGGTCAATGCAAGATCATCGACCAAGGCTTGCTGGGCCGTGCCAAGGGCGCGTTCCTCCAGCAGTACTTCCACTGCGTCAACCGCGAGTTTGGCCAGTGGACGCCGGCACCCGGCGCGCTGGAACAGGTGATGGAGCGGATCAAGCCGGCGACGTTCGTGCTTGACCCAGGCGACTACAAGGACAAGCTGCCGCCGTGCCATGTCGTTGAGACGCGGGTTCAGCTTGCGGATCGCGGACCATACGAGAAGATGAAGCGCGACTACGTTGTCAAGTTCGGCGACGACCGCGTCATCGCCCAGAACGCCGCGTCGGTGACGACCAAGCTGCAACAGATGGCGTCCGGGTTTGTCTACAACCGCGAGGGGCCGCTGCCGGTGCATTGGTTCAGCGGCCACAAGTTTGATCGGCTGGCGGAACTGCTGGACGAGAACCAGCGCGCCAACACCATCGTGGTGTACAACTACCAAGAGGAATTGGTTGAACTGCGCCGGCGCTTCCCGCACGCCCAGACCATCGAAGACAAGGACGTGATAGAGCGGTGGAACGAGGGCAAGGTCGAACTGCTGCTGATCCACCCGAAGTCCGCCGGCCACGGTCTGAACCTTCAGCACGGCGGCTGCCACATGGTGTTCGTGTCGCTGCCGTGGTCGCTGGAACTGTACGAGCAGACGGTCGGACGCCTGCACCGCGGCGGCCAGCCCCATGCGGTATGGGTCTATGTGATGATTACCGAAAAAACAATTGACGAACGCATCTGGGCGGCCCTTCACGAAAAGCGTGCCGTGTCAGACATAGCGATGAAGGAGTTGAAGAATGAACAAGGTTGATTGGCGGTCGCTGGCTGCCACGCTCACGTCCATGTCGGAGGCCGAGGTCAAGCGCCTGCTGGATGACGAGATGGCGACGCGCCGCCGCATCGGGATCGTGCGCCGCCTGCACCAGCGGTACGCTATGCTGCGTAACGCGCGGGAGCGCGCCGAACTGATGGCGAGGCTGGGCGCATGACGGACGCAGTCAATCCCGACCACTACAAGGTCGGCGGCATCGAGACGATTGACTACCTCCAGGCCAAGCTATCGCCAGAGGAGTTCGCCGGCTACTGCCGCGGCAACGCGCTGAAGTACATGAGCCGCGCCGGGCATAAGGACGCCACGGTGCAGGAGATCGGCAAGGCTATTTGGTATTTGCAGTGCTGGCGGGACAGTCTGATTCACACAGACACACCCACGTAGAGTTGTGCGTCTCAATTGCCTTCACCGTCTCAGCGGTGTCCGTCTTGCTGTCGTAGCTGATCGGCTTGGCGATGCGGCAGTAGTCACCGACGAGCGCGGTCGAACCTGTCACGCAGCCGGTCAAGACGAGCGGGATCGTCAGCGTCCATAGCGGCTTCAGCCTTGGCAACATTCGCATCAAGTTGCTCCTGTGCATCCTGACGCCCTTGCGCCCGCAGCTTGGCGTTTCCGAAATCGGTAAACACCCGGTCAAGCAGCGACAGCAAGAGCGTCAGGAGTTTAATCACGCCTCAGGCTTTTCCATCAGGAACACGGCGGCAAGCCCAGCCAGACCGGCAACCGCAGCGGAGATGGCTTCCCACTGCACGTCGGTCAGGCCCAGCGCCAGCGCGAGGCTGGCGACGCCGGCGTAGGTGCTTGGCTCTTTGAGCCGGTTCACAATCCAAGAAACCATCTTCATATCAATCTCCTTTGGGGTATTGCTTCCACGGTAGTTCCCAGTGCGGGCCGTCCTTGAAACTTTCCCAATCACCACCCCAGGTGATGGGTACGCCTTCATGATCCGCCGCGGCCTTCACCACCTTGGCCAAGCGGTCGTACAGCGGCCAATCCCACGACACGGTGCCGCCGATCATCGGCGCCAGATCGACGGCGTGGCCGGTCAGGTGCCGGGAGTTCAGCGTGCGGGTCGCGCCCTGCGCCAGCAACTGCTTCTGCCTAGGCAGCGTCCGCAGCCCCTCCAGCACAGTGAAGTCCAGACTGGACATGGCAGCAGCGCGGCGAACAACGCGCACCAGATCAGGATGCACGTCCTGCAAGCGGGCGATAGACCGGGGGCCAAGAACAATGCTCATTGCGTAACGCCCATGCGTTTTCCGTACCGGAAGGTATAATACCACAGAAGGTCGATCACAACCCAGCCTTTCTGCGCTTGTACGTCAGGAAGTCCGCGCCTTCTTGCACGTCCTCGAACACGCTGACCGCCGGGGCAGCGCCGTTGCGCGGGGTTATGACCGTGACCACTGACTGTCCGCTGCGCTGTTCTGCAAACTGGCCCTTGAGCGCGTAGTCGTCGCTCTCCTTGTAACCCTTGGCGCGCACCAGCGTGTAGCGCCGCCCGCCGGCAAACTCGCCCTGGCCGGTGCCGAACGTGTGCCTGTGGAACGCAGCGTAGATGTCGGCGTGTTCGTCGATCATCGCCGCCCGCTTCAAGCCGTGCAACTCGTTGTACATTGAGTGGCCCTTAAAGTCGTGCCGCGCCCAGACGCGGGTGATACCGCCGCACGGCGACGCCAGTTGCAACTTGGCGTCCCAGTCGCGCATCAGGATGCGTTCGGTGTTCATGCCGTCAAAGATGCGCTTGCCGTAGTTCCATGTGTCGTGGTTGCCCAGAATCCACAGCAGCCAGTTGACGCCTAGATGCTTCAGCGCCCACTCGACCAGTTCCCAGCCCTCTGATACCGTGGCGGATTGTTCGCCGTACAGGCGTTCAAGCCTGCCCACCCAGTTGTTGATAGAATCACCGCCGTTGGCGCCGTACAGCCCTTCGGTTTCGGCGCAGATGCGCGCGTCACGCTCGAAGCCGACCAAGTCGCAGAACGGGTCGTCAAGGTGCGGATCGCCGAACCAGCAGATGGCATATGGGCCTTTGATCGGTATCCGCACGGTCTGCCAGGCTTGCGCCTGCGCGTGTGCGATCCGCAGCGCGTTGCGCTTCTTCATCAGCGCCAGCCGCTCTGCAAACGGCAGATCGGCTGGCGGCAACGGGTCTGCCTTGGGCGTGTCGAGCGACAGAACCGCGGCTGTCCGCGCCACATGACGGCGGCAGGCGTTCTGCACCGCCGCCCGGCTGATGTTCAGTCGAAGTGCTGCTGCGTTCTGACTGCCGAGATCGGCGGCTAACTCAGCAATTTTGGCGTCGCCCTCTGGGTCAACGTCGTACTGATTGACTGCCATGAATCACCCTACAGAGCAGTCTTTTGAACAGACCGCGGTGGTTAGCCGATCCTCATTACGATAGTGACCAGCAGCATGATGATCGTACCCGCCGCGCCTACGCCGATGTTCTCCAAGCGTTTCAGTCGCGCACAGATGCCGTCGTACCGCAGAGCGCACACTTCCTCATGCGTGTTCAGCCGCGCTTCGGTCTGGTCGATGGTCGTCACGTCAGCGCCTCACTGATTGTAGTTCACTGCGCCGCTACGCAGCAGTTGCGCAAGGGCGTTCCGCATACCTGGCGACAGGTTGCTGACCGCTTCTGACATCCGCAGCGACGTCGGGTACTGGTTCATCAGCGCCAGCGCGTTCGGGCCGCTAACAGCGGCTTCTGCCAACTGCTGCTGCACCCGCGGCTTCAGTGCGCTGGCAAGTGCCACTTGCGCTGCGTCGGCGCCGATACGCGCAGGCGGGAACGCTGCCAAGCCAACGCGCGTCAGCGCCCGCGACACAAACGGACGTTCGCGCCCGATCAGTTCGGTGGCTGCCGTGCTGCCTTGGCTGCTCAGTTCACCCATGCGGTTGAGAACGCGCATCTCGTCCGCAGTTTGCTGAAGCGCGTTGAAACGGGCGGGATCATTTGCAAATGCGTTGGCAAAAATTTCGTTTTCAGGGCCGCCACCCATGAATTTTCCAACGACTTTTGGCCGGTCACCACCGACCAACGCGCGAAATTCTGTCGCTGCGGTAGGGTCTTGCTTGTACAGCCGAAACGCTTCCCCGGCCAACTCACCGCGGTTGACGGCGGCGTAGCCTTGTTCCGACCGACGAAGAAAATCATCAACCAGATCGCCGCCGCCGCCGCGGCGCAACGTATCGTCAATCAATGAGCGCAGTTCTAACACGGTTCCTTGCGCTGCTTCAGGTGTGCCTGTGCGGGAAGGAACGCCTCCCATTTGCGTAGACAAGCGGTTGACGATTTCGTTGATCCCAGAACGACGAATTTTACCTAGCGCCCTTGGGTTAAGCATACCGTTTGCATCGGTAGCTTTTTCAAGCTGCCGTGCCACATTTTTTATTGTACGTTCTTCTATCGACCCCGACAAAATTTCCGGGTCGGCCAATTTGCCGCGCAGCGCCGAAATAAGATCGGCAGCGCGCATAGGCTGCATACCCTGCGAAGCCAGATCATCAACCATGTCATACAGGTCGCCAGCTTCGCCGCGCAGCCCGATGGCGTTCAGCGCGGCCTGCTCACCGCGCTGCGTCATGGCGCCGGCGATGCCGCGCTCACGGCCAACCGCAGCGGGGTCAAAGGCGTCACCCAAGTCATCCATCTGGCTAAGCCGCGTTTCCGACCGCTCTGCGCCAAACGTCATGCGGCGGGCCAAATCCGATTGCCCCTGCGCCTGCTGCTCCAACACCTGCGCCTGGCGAAGCGCGGGTGGCACTTCTCGGCTGGCGCGGCCCGCACGTTCGTACATTGCTTCGCGCGTAGGTGCCAAATCTTCGGTTACGGCTTTGCGGCCTTCCCGCGCTGCCGCACGAATTTCTTCCATCGTTGCGCCGCCAGCAGCACCAGCCAACCGCGCTTCACGCGCAGCGGCTTGTCCTTCAAGAATACGCGCGGTCTGATCGGGACGCAGACGCTCCACATCGGCGGCCAAGCCCATGAACGTGCGCGGCTCAATGCCAGCCTTGACCAGCGTCTGCCGCACCAGTTCCTGCGCGTCGGCGGGAAGCGCAGAAAGAGCAGCACGTGCCGCGTCAACATTGTCGCCCAACGATTCACGAAGAATGCGGGCTGCCTGCAACGTAGGCAACTTGGTTAGATCGGGCAGTATGCCGGTTACCTTACGGACGATAGAACCCACTGCGGGAAGCGCCGCGCCGAACGTCGCTCCGGTGCCAGCGTCTTCGCCGGTCAACGCTGCACCGCCAGCGCCAGCAATAGAAGCGCCAGCAGTACGTTCCAGAAGCTGTGCTTGGCGCTGCCGCAACGGCATAGCTGCCGTCTGCGCGGCGGTGCGGCCCGATCCAATACCACCGGTCTGAATGGCAGCGCCAGTGCGCTGGACAACGCCGCCAGCGCGTGGCGCTACGCGCGCCAACTGACCGCCAAGACGAGTTACGCCTGCACCGCCCGCAGCGATCAGCGGTGCAGTCGAAGCAACCTCACCCAAGACCTGGCCTGTACGGAACATCTTATTCTGGGTGTTCTCACCGGCGTTTAGCACGGCGTTGATCTTCTCGTTTGCGCCCGTTGTCAGGCCCAACACATCGGTAAGGTACGTACCGCCACGCGCCAGCAGCGCGGCGGGATCGCCGGTAGCCACGCCGCGGGCTATGCCGCGCATGTAATTGCCCGCATCCTCCATGAAGGTCGGCTCAGATGGCGCGGGCGCGGCTTCTGCGCGGCGGCGGCGCGCGCGGGCAATGGCCAACGCGCGCTGCTGTTCGACGGTCATTTCTGCCACAGCCGACGCTCCTCTGGGGTCATGAATTTCCAATCATCCGCCGAGATGCCCGCTGGCGGTTTGGCCACCGGCGTCTTTTGCGGCGCGACGTTGCTGGGCGGCGGTGTTTGAGCGCCACCGGCGCCGTACAGTTGCTCCAGCGTATCAAGTTGGCTGATGGCGCTCTCGTAGCCCTGCGTCGGATCGGTCAGCGCGTCCAGCGTCAGTTGCAGTTCGACGTTTGAGTTCATTTCCTGCGCGGACATATTAGTAGCGTTTTTGATCGCCGTAGCCAGCAACTTACGCGCGCCGGTAATCTCGTTCAACGGCTTGTTAGCCGCAGTACCAAGCGCACGCTGGACTTCGCGCCCCGCCCCCGTGGTGGACAGATAGTCAAACACGTTTGCAAACGCGCCGCGTTCCGATGACGGGATAGCTTCCGCCGTGTTGAGCGTCTCGTATGCGTTGCGAAGTTTTTGCAGCAGTGAAGACACTTGGCGTTTGGCCGGCAACTTCTTGGCTTGTTCCGCTTTAAGCTCCGCAGCCTTGGTAGCCGTTGCGGTAGCCGACGCGACCGCAGCCGCTTCAGCAGGCGTCTGACGCCCTGCCGCCGCTTCTTCTCTAACGCGGGTAAGCGGCACGCTGGCCGACCCAGGCAAAGGCGACACCATTGGCGACTTAGCGCGCAACGGCGCGAAGGCGTTCGGGTCGTAATTGACTTGCTGCGCCATCGGCGCACCGCCTTCTGGGCGGTAGACGGCGCTTTGCATCCCGGCCGGCGCGACCTTGATGTTGTTCTGCGCGAGGAACGCATCAACGGCGGGAGCGGCTTGCGGGCCGCCCAACTGGCGAAGTTGTTCAACAACGTCAGTGCCGATTTGGCCCGTCCGCTTTGCTTCGTTCAGCGACGCCAGCAGCGCGGCCTGCGGGTCTGGGCCTTGCGGTTGCGCGCCGGTAGCCGAGATGGGCTGGAACATACCGCCGGCGGCGGGCGCAGGCGCCGCGGGGGCGGCAGGCGTGAGCGGGCGGCTAATGTCGGGAACCGGGGTTGCGTAAGTACCGCCAGGAAAGCCTGAGATGTTAGCGCCCATAACGTCGCCTTCGGGCGTGATAAATTCTTTAGTGATGGCCTTCCCGTACCGCGCAGCAGCGTAATCGTCTGCGGTCATAATCATGCGCGTGAAGGTGTCTTTGTCAAATTTATCGACAGGCATCGTTTGCGCAAGCCTAGCCGCGCCTTCGGGATTGTCGACTGACATCCTTTGCAAATAACTTGCGTATGCAGCCGGGCCACCTTCAGCCACTATAGGCGCCTCGCGGCGGTATTTGACATAGATGTCGGCTTCCCTTTCCAGCGCGGCTTTAGCAACCGCCCGCGTTTCGCCCGCCGCAGCCCGCTTTTCAGCCTCACGCTGGATTTCCATCGACTGCTGCGCTATCGCCGCCTGACGTTCAGCAGCACGCTGCTGTGACATCATGTTGATGAACTGCGCGCCCTGCTGGATCGCAGGCGCCAAGAAGTTGCCTTGCGGTGCGCGGGCTTGAAGGGCGATTGCTTGGTTAGCCATCGTCGTTTATTTACCTCCAGAAGTCAAAGGCATATTAAATGCGTTCATACCTGGGTTTAAACTCGCAGCGCCGCCGCCGAAGCCGCCGCCAAAACTTGGCGCCCCGCGGTTGTAATAGCCAATCTGCGCTTGAAGCAGCGGATAAGACGCCGCTGCCTGACCGATGCTGCTCAGTGCGCCGCCCAGCGCGTTAGCCTGCCCGACGTAGCTAGATGCGCGGGCCTGACCGGCGTTATAAATGTTAGCGGCTTCATTCTGCCCAGCCTGACCCGCAGCGCTAGTCAGCACGTTGGTTGCAGACTGACCAGAACCCATCAGCGACTGAAGCGGGTTCAGACGCGCGTTGCGTTCGATCTGGTAGCGGTTGAAGGCGTTGCCATACTCTTGGCTGGCCAAGTCCTGCCCGAACCGCTGGATGCCGCGCAGCGTGCCGCCTGACAGCAGATTGCCGCGCGCCGACGCGCTGCGCTCCAGCGCACGCATACCTTCCGCTTGGCGAAAAGCGTAGCCTGGGTCTTGCTCAAAATCAGTCTGGCTAAATGGCTTGGCCAGACTGCCGTAGCCTTCCGCTGATGCGTCGCCGCCGATCCCCAGCAACTGCATGATCTGCTCTTGCGCGGTAAGGCCAGCTTGGCGGAATGGTTCTTGCAGAGCCTTCTGCTCTTGGAACATCCGTTCCTGCGCCAACTGGGCCTTTTCGGCGGCCTCCGCTTGCACGCGCCCAGCCTTCTTGGCACCGCCGGCGGCGATCAGACCGCCGCCAACGGCCCCTACTGCGCCTACGGCGGCTGCGATAATTGCGGGAGGCATGATTACAACTCCATCTTGTACACGTCGTAGGCAGACCCTAGCGTGTATAACATCTCATAAGTGGGCTTCATACCCCCACGGCGGGCAAACATTGACACAAACTTGGCGGTAGGCGCAATCCGCGCCCACAGCATCTTGGCCCCATTTTGCGCGGCGTACTCCCGCGCTGCTATCCAAGCCTGGGCGGCCCACTTGCCGCGGCCTTCGGTGGCAATGAAAACGTGGACTTCGTAGACGCCCGGCGCACTCCAGACCAAGACAAAGCCGCCGTGTTCGCCCATCAAGAACCAGTTGTTGTAGTCGGTGACGGCGTCTTCGAAATCCAGTTCGCCCAGCGACGCGGGGCCGATAAACGGGCGCACGTCGGGACGGTTCGCCGCAGCGTTGATAGCGTTTACATCAAAGCTGCGCGTCAACATCAGCTAATCTCGCGTCCCGACGCGCGGATGTTGATTGTTAGCGGCGCGGACGCCAGCGTCGAGATGAACCCGTTCGGGTTCAGGACGTGGCCCACCAGTTCCGGGAACGTGTATGTTTCGGACGGCTGGAGCGTCTTGGTCTTCACGATCAGGTTCTGCGTGCCAGAGGTGTCGGCTGCCGTCACCAAGTTGACGCTGATCGACGCGGCGGACGCGCCGTAGTTGGTCGCCGTAAACTTGTCGATGATCGTCGTCACGTTGGTCGCAGTGTACTGCGTGGACTGCGTATCTTCCGCGACCTTGGCCGGGATCAGGGCTTTGGCGGTAACAGACATGGCCTATCCTTATATTGCTTCGGCGACTAAATTGATATCCGCCGACGCCAAAATGGTGGTGGTGCCGATACGCCGGATGCCGACATTAAGCGTTGCGTCCTGAAAAGTGGTGCTGCTGACCAGCCAAGTGCGTGTCGAGGTCAGCGCCAGCCAAGTGTCGGTGGCTGAACTACCGCCGCTCAACGACCCTGACACCAGGCTGGCGTACACCTCGTAGTTGGCCGCCTGAGCCGCAGGGACGCACCAGTTGTACAGCAGTGTGGACGCCCCGCCGTTGACGCTTTTGAACGCGCTGCCGCTGCTGTTGAGCTGGTACTGAGCCGATGCCGTTAATCCGGGGTTGAAGCCGTATATGTACGCAGGATCAACCGTGATGGTCACAGCAGACGCGGCCCCACCCGACGTACCCAGCAAGGACAGCACCGCGCCGCTCATCAGGACAGCCCTGCGCCGGTGATGGCCCACACGGTCGTGTCCACCTTGACGCACGTCGCCAAACCGTAGTTGGCCAGTGTCCGCGTGCCGGTGTTGGTCGTGCCAGCCTGTCGCAGCGTATCAGTCGTGATGCCAATGCTCTGGCTGCTGCCGCTGTTGTTGTAGATGACAACCGTCGCGCCAATCGGGAACGCCGCTGCGCTGTTGGCCGGAATCGTGACGCCGCCGGTGGTGATTGAGATGTGCTTGCCGTTGTCGGTCAGCGCCAGTTGGTAGGCTGACGTTTGAGCGTTCTGCGGTGCGCCGCGGTAGCCGATGCTGGTCGCGCCAATCGTGCCGGTAGCCACAAGCACCACGTCTTGATCCAGCGCCGTGATGTCGTCGTTAGCGCCTGACTTGGCTGCGCCCAAGGCGGTGCGCGCGTTGGCAGCCGTGGTTGAACCCGTGCCGCCGTTGACGACCGCGACCACGCCAGTGACGTTGGACGCCGTGCCGGTGGTGTTGCCGTTGAACGTCACGCCCGACCCGATGGTGCCGCCGGTGATGGCCACAGCGTTGGCGTTCTGGAACGCCATCGACCCAATCGTGACGATGTTGTCTACCGTCCAGATCAAAGCGTCAGCCGAATCGGTCAGCACGACCTTGTACGAGGTGCCGTTGCTGTACCAGATGTTGGCCTCGCCGCGGGAGTCCAAGATCACCGGGTTGGTGTTTGGCTGCGTGCCGGCGCCGGTCGTAAAGGTTGCTAGTGGCGTGGTCGTGCCGGCGGCGTAAGTGTAGACCTTACCGCCGACCAGCGGGTTGCCGGAAGCGTCCAGAAACTGCGCTTTGGGTGAGGGGGAAAGGACGGCCATTTAGTAGTTTCCTTCTGAACCGATGTTGTTGGTCACGGTAAGCGCGACCGAAGGAACGGACGGGTAGAACCCAGAAGCGGCAAATGTCTGCAATTGAACACCCGTGCTGTCTGTGGCCCACATCAGTTCAAAATAATCGCCGGGGTTCATTTCTAGCAAAAAATTCTTCGTAACGACAGCCGCAAAATCAAGAACCTTGGTTCGCACCTGGCTGGTGCTGGCGGTCACGTTTGTGCCGTTCTTGCGGAGCCACACCCACAGCAGTTGGTCAGTCGCCACCGTGGTGTTGACCTGAACGGAAAACTGAATGTTGTAAGTGGCCAGCGTGTCGGCGTAGACGCGGGACGTGGGCGTCCCCAAGGTAATGCCTTCGCTTGTCCGCGTGGTGTTGAACGTCATGGCGTAGGCAGTGTTGATAGCCGCCGCCGTCTGCGTGGTGGTGTCGTAGAACGACCCGTAGCGGCGGCGGGGCAACTGCGGCGTGTACGGCGGCGACACGGACAGGTTCTGGATTTCGGTCTGCAACACAGCCGCCAATGACGCAGCGTCGCTGTCAGGGCCGATCTGCAAGTCTTGCAGCGTGAAGTCGTTCTGGCCGCTGCCGGTCAACTGAAACAGGCTTTGGAAAAACCTGAACCATTCGCGGCTGACCAGCCCTGTGTTCGGGTCAGTCAACTGCACGCGCGGCGGTGTGATGTTGGTGATGTTGACGGGGTTAGGCATTGGTGCCGCTCAACATCAGTTCGGCGTCGATGATCACCAGCTTGACCGGGTCAGTGCCAGACACCTCGTACACGCGGTCGCGCAGCTTCATCGTCATGCCTAGGCGGCGCCAGATGGCGCGTTGGCCGTAGCCGCCGATCCTACCGATAGACACCCAATGCTCGTTCGACCATGTGTGACCGCCGTCGTCCGACCAGCGCAGCATAACCTGTGGGTTTGCGCCCTGCACAGACCCCAAGGAAACTTCGATGAAGTCGCCCGACTCCGTAATAAGAAAGTCGCCGCCTTCGGTCAGCAACAAATCGTTGAAAACGTCGAACGGGTCGTAGCCTGACAGGCCGACACCGGACTCAAACATGATCTGAAGGTTGTGCTGCGCCGTGCGCTTCAGGTTGTTCTGGCCGGTCGGCAGCGCCCGCCACGACCGCAGCCACTTCTGCGGCGTGCCGTTGTCAGCGTAGGTCGTCAGGTCAAAGGTGTAGATGTTGCCGTTCAGGTGATCGCCGATGACGATGTTTCCGAGGAAGTTGCACTGGCTGTTACCGCGGTGACGCGAGAACACGCCTTCGTTGAAATAAGCCCGCTCATGCCAAGCCCCGGTGGCGACATCCAGAACCCACGTCGTGTTGGCCGAGGGAAAGTTCAGGACGTAGAAGGCGTGGCCGTCCTGCTGGTAGGTGTATGCTACTGCGTCGGACATGTTGAGGTATTGCTGGATTTGCCACTCGACCGCGTGCGTGGACACGCGCTGGCCAACGTAGCCCGTCGCCCGGTAGACAATGCCTTGGCCGCGGGCGTCGGTTCCCAACCAGAACACACCGTTGTCTAGCTTGGCGATGGAATATGGCGCGACGCAGCCGATCTCGTTAAACGCGCCTTGAATGCGCGCCAGCGGAAAGTCCGCCGTGCCGGCGTTGTACCAGACTTCGGTGCTGTCGGTGCCGAACACCCACACTTCGCGGTGATCGACGATCAGGCCAACGATGCCGTCCGGCGATCCTTCGGCGCTGACGAAATCCAGCGGGTCGATCTGCGTGCCGTCCAGCAGGCTGGTGACGTACAACCGCTGGCTGTTAGGTGGGTTGAACACGAAGTAGCCGTCGAGATACCCGACCGTCACCGCGCCCGGGAAGTCAGGATCAGTGACTTGCACAAACGTGTTGGTAGACTCGGTGTAGACGAAGGCGTCTGGGTTGCACGCAAAGACGATCTGGTCGCCGTTGTCGGCGATGGACACCGGCCCGGTGCCATTGACTGACCCCAGCAGCGTCGGCGTGCCGGTCAGCGAAGACAGTTTGTAGACTTCGTTGCCCGACACGACGAAGAAGTCAGAGCCTTGCGTCTGGTGCGCCCACAGCCCGCGGATCGGCCCGGTGCCAACGGCCTGCTGTAGCTTCAGCCCTGGCGCGCGGTTGAGAAACGCAGGCATCTGCCCACCCTCTGGCACAACCTCTGGAAAGAGGTTCACCATGCGGGCATCCGCAGCATTGATGCTGCGGGCCACATAGCTTGAACCGAGGATGGGCGACTTCATGCGTTATTCCAGTTCGTCGTCAGCGTCGTCTGGTTCTTCCGGCGTTTCCGGTGCGTCGCACCAGTTGCAAGGTTCACCGCGCTCAACGCTTAACCATGCCTTGTCAGGCTTGCAGTAGTGCGTCCACATCATGCGCCCTTTGTCCTAACAGACCAGCTAAACGTGCGGTTAGCCGCAGCGGCGCTTGCAAGCTGAATTTTGAAAGTTGTCGAACTTACTGCTTCAACCCACCACCGTTCAAGAGTGTCGCCTTGCGCGGTTGCCAAAACATCGTTGATGGTAAAGGTGGGCGACAAGCCAGGATCAACCACAATGCTTGTTTGTGTTGATGGAACCGTTGCGGAACCGCTGTTGCTGGTGCGGTAGCCGGTGTTGTAAGAGATGTATTTGGTTGTGCCGCTGCCGCCGTCGTTAATGCCGCCAGTTCCGTTGCCGGTCAACAGATTGCCGGTAATAATATAGCGGTCACTAGTGCCGGCAGCGACATTAATGCCGTACCGCTGAGTACCAAAGGACGTGATAACGTCGTTGGTCAAAATGCAGTTTGTAACGGTAAAATCCGTGGTGTTGGCCGCAAACGCAATGCCATCATATGTGTTTGCAGCGTCAACGCTGTTGTCCCGCGCCGCAAAACCGTTGAACACGGTTCTGGTGCAGTTCGCATTGACCAACGCGCCATAAGCGCCGCTGTTGATTGCTTGGCCGCCCGTAAACCGAATGCCGTCAGTTTGCGACAGCTCAACACCCGATTTTAGATTGCCGCGCCCGTTGCTAAACCAGCAATTATTAAAGTCCGTTTCAATGGTTTTTTCAACAATAGCCGGGTTTGGCGCGGCGTCAAAGTAGCTTGCCTCAAACTTGTTAAAGGCAGGCCGAACACCATCGGCGTAAACCGAAGCCGTCGAGATCAGCGGATAAGCGCCCCGGAACGTGTAGCAGTTGCTAAAGTTGCAGCCCTGTGCAAGATTTTCTAGCCGGAAGCAGCCGAGCGCGCACAACGTTGTGTTAGAATTTAACACGTATGTCCAGTTGGCCGAGATGTTTTCAGAGTTAAACACCCACATGCCTATATGGGTGCAATCTTCAAAAGAGCTTCTTTCAACCAAACAACTGTTTGAACTGGTTCCGCCCGCATAGCCAATATAAGCGCGGTATACGTAGACGTTTACAACATCTACGTAAAAACAATTGCCAAGATTAATAGCAGTCCCGCCAGCCGTCCCTTGGCTGCTGTAAACAATAGATAGGTTTTCCACACTACCGTAGCTGTTTATGCTAGGTGAAATGTTGCAATTTATCGTTATAGCTGACGCCGTAGCTTGCTGAATTACAGTGCTGCGCTGATTTTCGCCGATCAGCGACACGTATGGCTTCAAAACAAGGGCGCCAACCACACGGTAAGTGCCTGTCGGCAAAAATACACTGCCGCCTCCAGCGGCAAAACAAGCATCAATCGCTGCTTGAATTGCCGCCTTGTCGTCCGCAACGCCGTTACCGACCGCGCCAAAATCTTCAACGCTAATAGTTTCGCGCATCTTGTCTTGCGCGGTACGCAACGTCGCCCCCGTACCAGACTGCAAGAAGCCGATGGTGGTCATCCCGGCGCGCTTGGTGACGCCGCCCTGCACGACCGGCATCTCGACCGTGCTGTCCAGTGGTGAGGTTGCCAACGGCAACTGAGAGATTTTGACGTTAGCCATCGTCAGTAGTTCCCTGCGAAGATGTTGAACCTCTGACGGGTTGCCACAATGCTGTACGGCATGGACATGATGTCGTCAGGGTTGTTGATGCGCTTGAGGTTGCGCTTGCTGGTCATGGCGATCCGCTGCACCTGGGGCGACGGCTCGACGCCAAACTCTGGCGCCATCTCGCAAGCCAGATTGTAGCGGAACGCACGCAGATAGCCCGGCGGGAACGTCAGTTCGGTGGCCAGCAGCGCAGGCTTGGTCAGTTCCTCGACAGAGATGAAGTGCCACTCCAGCGCGCGCGTCGGGCGCGGGTAGATGTACATCTCGATGTCGGGGAACGTGTTGTTGACGAAGATCACTTGCGGGAACGTCGAGGTCACGGTCTTGACCGCAATCCCGTTGTACTGCTGCTGGTTGATAAATTTGATGCCGTAGCTGATGCCGGTGCTGGCATCACGGAAGTAGGTGCTATCGTCCAGCAACACAGGGCGGTTGCCGACAAAGTTGCCTGTCGGCCCCAGCGTGCGCGACAGCAGGCCCGCGGGCCATGTGAACACCTGATCCTCCGTGGCGAAGACCGACAGCCGCTCTGTGTTCCAGCTATCAATCATCTGGTTCATGGCGGCCAGCGCGTCTTGCGACGTTTCGGCTGACGGCGTTTCGCCTTCGGCCAGGACACCCAAAAGCCGCAGTGACCCGTTGATGATGTCGCCGGCGCTCGTCATTGGTCAGTCTTCCTGCTTCGCGCGGGGGCGTCCGCGCCGCTTTGGTGCCGCCATCTCGTTGACGATCTCATCCTCGTCATCGTCCGTCACCACAGATGACGTAACCACATCATAGCGTTCCCAGCCATCAAATGCATCCAAAATCGCTTCCTCATTGGAGATCGCAACCTTGGCGCCGTGCGTGGGGTGAACCATATAAATGACGGTCATAAGAAATCCTTAAAATGGGCGGCCCGAAGGCCGCCCACTTCGTTAGGCGCAGTGGATCAGCGCAAAGTTGATCACAACTGCTTCCGACAGCGTGCCGCCGGAAATGTTACGCAAGGTGATGCTGACCGAACCGGCTGCCAGCGCGTTTGCAAACACGTTGTACGAGCCAGCGGTAGCCTGACCACCAGAGATCGTAAGGATTACGGTGTCGTTGGCCGAGATCAGGCTGTTGTTCAGCGTGAACGTGGCGTTGGTGGCCGTGGCCAACGAAGCGTTGTTCATGGTGATCACGCCAGCCGACTTGTTCAGCGTCACTGCCGTGCTTTTGCTAGTCAACTGCGTGACGGCGCCTTGAGCCTCTGCGGTGTAGCCAAGCTGTTCGTCGGACAGAATGAACTGAGCGCCGACGATGTCTTGGTCAAGGAAGGCAACGCCGATGGATTTGGTGTTCGCCATTGTCTGTCTCCTGAAAAGGTAGCCCCGACCCGAAGGCCGGGGCTAACCCATTAATTGACGCGGTACAGCGTCCAAGCGCCAACGTCAGACTTGCGGGCGATCATGGTTGCGCCGGTCGTGACCGGAACGGTCATGGTCAGCGAACCCGTCACCGTCCAGCCGGTGCCAGCAGCGATAATCGCGGTGCCGGACGACGTGCCGAGGTTGACCACACGGAACACGAACGACGTGCCAACTTTGTCCGAGTTGGACAGAGTGGCTTCCAGCAGCGCCACGGTCGGCAGCGTGTAGGTCTGTGCCGTAGTGGCGCCGCTGCCAACCAGCAGGATGCCGTTCAGCACTTGGGCCGCAGTCAGAGTTGCAGTCGAAGCAACCGAAAGCGGAAGCGGGATTGCGTCGATAAGCGGTTCGTTCAGGTTGCCATCGCCGACCTGATAACCACCGCCGCCATTGGGGAGAGCCATTGTAGAATCCTTTCAAAAGAGGTGGCCCCCGGCGAACCGGGGGCCGGTTTCAGGTTAGCCCCAGATGCGGCAAGCCATCTGCGGACGGATCGTGCTGTAGCCATACAGAACGTCGATGCGGCAAGGCATACGGTCGTTGTTGATGTCATACTGACGAACGATACGCAGGCTGATGCCGTTATGCACCTGACGCGACGCCATATCGACACCCTGCGGCAGCAGAAGGTCGGCGGTAGCGAAGGTGATGGCGTCCTTGTGGTACACCAGGTTCTGCGCGTACTGGGTGCTGGC